TTCTCGCTCCTGATGGTAGTATACATTTTGTGCCATTTCTTGCCAGAGTTGGTCAGAAAATTTCAGCATCGGGTATTGTAAGTACTTATGCATTAATATATACCACATCAGCGGGTGCGTATGAAGGCGGCGTTCTTGCTCCTGATGGTAATATCCATTTTGTGCCATTTTCTGCTATAGTTGGTCAGAAAATTTCATCAGCAGGTGTTGTTAGTACATACGCACTAGCATATACGACTCCGGGTGCATATAGAGGCGGCGTTCTCGCTCCTGATGGTAGTATACATTTTGTCCCGAATAATGCAACTGTAGGTCAGAAAATAACAATATTATCGAGACAAACTTTTTCATTAGCGTTGTGTGCTTCATCATTTTTTAATAAATATTAAAAGGAGAATTATTTTAAATGTATAACGAAAAAAAGATAATAGCCACATTGCAAGAAATAGCAAAAGAAGCAGAAAAGATTGGACCTTATGTGATTGTATGCCAACCACGACGCAATATAAAAGAAATTCCAGCTCAAAATCTTGATGGGCATATAGGGTTGCATGTAAATTTTAATGCCTTTAGTCATGCATATTGCATGATTGACGGGGAAAAAATCGATGTTGCAAGAAATTTTCTTTTTGAAGCCGCTTTAATGAGTGGCGCAAAATATATGCTTTTCATTGGTGAGGACACTATAATTCCTTTTGATGGGTTTTTTAAATTACATGAAATTGCTGAAAAAAATTCTGATGCAATAGTTGTTGGAGTATATTATATCAAATTATCAGCACCAATGATAATGATAAAAACGAAAGAAAATTATATTATTCCAGCGAATGTTGATCCGGGTCAAGTTTATGAGGCTTGGCAAACTGGACTTGATTGTGCGCTTATACCGATTGATATAATTCGCAAAATAAAGGAGGATGATCCTGAAATTCCATTTTGTTGCATTGGTGGCAAGGCACAGGGCGTTCCGTTTATAGGTGAAGACAACTTTTTTGTGTACAGGTTACGAAAATTAGGGTTTAGGCTTTTAGTCAATACCGATGTTCAATGCTTGCATTGTGATCTTGAATTACACAAATTCAGTGCACATCCCGATATAACTCCTGAACAAATACATCAAAATTATTTTACAAATTTTCCATTAGAAGGACGTTTGACAATGGAAGATAAAGAAATAATTGACAAACGCTGGGTGTCTCGACTACCAAAAGGAACCGCAAATGAATCTTGATTTAGGATGCGGTCCGTATAAAAGAACTGATGCCGAATGGGTTGGCGTTGATAAAATAAAATTTGATGGTGTCGATATTGTATCAGACGCTATTGATTATTTAAAATCTTTGCCAAATGACAGCATAGACAATATTAATGCTTCTCATTTTATTGAACATCTTAAATCGAATGAACGTATAGAATTATTTAATGAAATATATCGGATATTAATTCCAGGAGGTAGAGTGTTTATAGAATGCCCGGATTGGACGTGTGCGTCTGCCTATGGTGATCCTACGCACAAATTTCCACCTATAAGTGAATGGACATTTTCGTATCTCAATAAAAATTGGCGCGATACATGTGCGCCTCATTGTGGTTATACTTGTAATTTTAATGCAATTGTAACAAAAGAAAAAAACACAATAATAATCATCAAAGCAATACTTTTAAAAATTTAAAAAAAAGCCTCTGAAAAATCAGAGGCTTTTTGATTTATTTTTTCTTTTCCCACGGTTGTCTTTTTTTATTTTCTGATTCTTTTATAAGCGATGTAGAGTTTGGCACTGATGCCGAAATTTCTTTTAATGAATCATTCATCGGAAGATGTTTTTTTATTTTATTTTGTGGTCCATATTCATCATTATCTTTTATTCCGACATCAAGGCGCAATGGAATATTATGAAGTTGCTCAGAATCCTTAAGCTCAATAATATCGAGAGCCTTGCATATTGAATTCAACGACTTTCTTGCTATAGTGGCCGCCTGTTGATTTTGATGTTCAAGATTAAGATTTTCAAAAATCTTATGATCTTTAAAATTTCCATCAATTACCTGGTAGACAATTTTTAACATTTTTCCAGTACCTTTTTTATTGTCGATATAATCAGAATCGACAATCGCAACAATATATTCACCCGCCGGAATTGGGTCAAATGATTGTTCGCCATCTTCATGATCCGCTTGAAATCCTAATTCTGACATTATTTTTTTTCTCCTTTTATAATTTTTTTTGGTTCTTCGTCATCATATGGACCCGTTAAAATCCATTCCATTATATCGGAACAACTTGCAAGGGGGACTTCGACATTATCCTGAAATCCAAAACTGTTACCGTTAATCATTGAAGGGTTGTCTCCACCAAGGTATAATACTCGAATTGGATTTGGAAGTGCCTTTCCTTTTTTTGTATTAATTTGAGTTTCAGATTTTACAAAAATTTTCTTATCATAAAATGCGATAATATCCGCCCACTCCTCCAAGACGGAAAGTGAATGTTTATCAATTTTCATCGCCCATTTATCGTAGGAATCTCCATTAGGCGGATTAACTGTTACGATTTGGCAATGGGCGACCAAAATTACATCCATTCCGTTAGCACGAAGCTCATCACAATTTTGCAAAAATCGTTTCCATGCTTCAACAGCATGATATTTAAGTCCTTTTTGGAAAGCGGTCTCTTTGCAATTATCATCAGTAATAGATTTAACCTCTGCCCCTTTTCGTTGTTCGTTGAGTCGGTCAAGTGCCGCTTTATGAATAAGTGGTTCCAGCCAATCCAATGTGTCAACAATTACACGTTTATAAGGATGTTTTTCTTCAAGAAGCATTTCAAAAATATCCTTAATGTCTTTTGTGCTTTGTACGACGTTTGTTTTTTTGCAATCAATATGTGCAACGCGATCCTCTGTTGGAATCATGAGCGATTTCGCCGCACTTCCGGCCAGGGTGCTCTTTCCGATTTTAGGAGGACCATAAATTATTATTTTACGTGGCATTTGTTTTATGCCATGTTGAATATTATTTAAAGAATATCCCATAAACTTTTCTCCTTTAATTATTTTTTTTCTACATTAATTGTTGGCTTATTGTCTTTTTTCTCAACGCAATCGCTGACTTTTTTGTATAGTTCTTTTTCGTTTTCTTTGAGATATTCGAAACCTTTAAGATCAAGTTCAAATTTAATTTTTTCAGGGCGTAATTCTTCAGGGATATCCGTCCGAATTAATTTATATTTCTCTTGATCCAGATTATATTTGATATTTTTTTTAATATTTATATTAAAATTAATATCTTCTTCATTAAAAGTTTTCGAATTGCCATCAAATTCAGTTCCATAAATTTGAACTAAACTTTTTTCGACTTCAATTCTTTTATTTTTCGCAATATCTTCGGCTTTTTTGTATTTTAACCATTCTTTAAAAAAGAATTCTTTTTCAGACATTTTATTTTTTCTCCTTGTCTATTTTAACTTGTTTTTTGAATTCTTTAAATCCTAAATCAAATATTTGCTGGTATCCATGCTGTAATGGATTAATATATCTGTCCATTATTGCACAATTTACCTCATTTTTGAATTTAGAATTACATAAAATGGTTATTCTGTCCTGATTGTCTGCCACATTCGCGCCTCCTAATAAAATTATTTTATTACGATGTATATATGTTTTATTTCTATTTTTATGTCAATGATAAAAAATTAAAATTTTAAAAAAAATAAATAATTAAATAAAATATATTGACAAGATTGCTATATTATGTTTTATGTCTTTTCATGATTATTTATTTTGGTATAATAAAAACCGGAGGATGCAAATAAAATACAAATAAATACAAATAAAATACAAATAAATACAAATAAAATAAATGTAATTCAAAAGTAAAATATGGAGGATTACGGTATGGAGGATGCATTTGAAATGTCAAAACAAGAAATTTTAAATTTGATGAATGAATTTGTAAATGATATGAAAAAATGTGATGTGCGACAAGATGAAATCGATAAAAATATTTCTGTTTTATGGGATTTTTATTTTTCAAAAATTCAGAAAATAGAATCAAAATTTTAGGAATAATATATGTTTATCTAATAATATTTTTTAAGAGGAAAAACAAAATGAAATTACAACAAGGCGATGTCATTCTTAATCAAGTTGACTACGAAATAATCGGGGAAAAATTAGATCATTTAATTCTTGCCGAGGGAGAAGCAACCGGACATGCTCATAAAATAACTGAAGGGCTTGCGACTTTGGTAATGATGGATAAAATTATGCACCTTCAAATATTTTCTGACACCGCAAAATTGAAACATGATGAACACAATGAAATTATAATTTTAAAAGGAAATTATAAAATAAATATTGTCCGTGAATATGATCCGTTCGAGGATGAAATTAGAGCGGTGAGGGATTAATAATGATTAATGAATTAACACCAAAACAAAATGAACAACTAATTAATTTTCGAAATGAATGCTTGTCGATTGGATTGTCAACCGAACCGCTTGACCGGACTAAACATAGAGAGTTGGTCAACTGGTTATATCAAACATATTTTAATTTTGGCGGGGAACCTAAAATATGGTATGTCAACAGTCCATTAACATATAATTTAATAATAAATATATTGTATTCCATCAATGATAATTTTAGTGATAATATCAGTGAGAATCTCAGCAACAATCTCGGTGATAATCTAAGCAACAATCTCTGGGTTGATCTCATGGATAATCTCAGGACTAATTTCGCGGTTAATTTACGCAATAGTCTCATTGATAATCTCGTCATGATGCTATCAAATAATCTCAAATCTAATTTAAAATATAATCTTAAGGAGAGTCTCAGTGATAATCTCTGGATTAATTTCCGGGATAATATTATGAATAATCTCAGTGATACTCTCAGTGATAATCTCAGTGATAATCTTATGGTTAACCTTCTGAGTAATCGCAGTGATGATATCAGTGAGAATCTCTATGATATTCTCCGGGATAATCTTAGTGATAATCTTAGTGATAGTCTCATCGAAAATCTGCGGGATAATTTTTATAATAATTTTAATAACAATCTCCATAAAAATCTCTTGAATAATCTCTATGATAATCTTAATAATAATCTTAGTGATAATCTCAGTGATAATCTCTATGATAATCTCTATGATAATCTTAAGAATAATCTCAGGATTAATCTCGGTGATAATCTTATTAATAATCTCAGTAAAAATCTCAGGTATAATCTCAGAAATAATAAAATATTCCACAACGCATATTGGGGTAATTGGGATATCAACTGGATAAGTTTTTATTTTTTCCCATATTTATTTTTAGATATAAATTATGGGGAAAAATTAAATAATGATTTAATAAATATGTATGAGCTTATCAAATCTATAGGATCAATATTTTTTCATAAAAATATTTGTTTTATTTCGGAAAGACCATTAGAAATACACAAAAAGGGAATACAATTACATGCTGACGGAAAACCCGCGTTATTATATTCTGATGGATATTGCCTGTGGTATCTTAATGGCGTTCGGGTCAACCGGGAAATTGTAATGACTCCTGCCGATGAATTAGATTGCAATTTAATTCTAACGGAAAAAAATGCCGAGGTTCGGCGGGAAATAATCAGAAAAATTGGAATTGAAAGGGTTGTTAAAAAACTGAAATGTAAAATAATTGAAAAATCGGATGATGGGGTATATCAATTATATGAGGTGCCTATTGGAGAAAACAGAACAGCAAATTATCTGAAAATGAAAAACCCATCTGTTGATACATGGCATTTTGAGGGAGTTCCGGAAGAGTGTAATACCATTTTAAAATCGCTTGCATGGCGCGACGGAGAATCTAACTATGTTACACCATCTGCGTTAACATGATGCAACAATGTTTTATATTTGTTTAAATTGTGATTATAAAATAAAAAATTCGGATGGAAGTTTTTTTTGTTCATCTAGAAAAATAAATTTATTTCCGGTGAAAAAAGTCGGACATTGTGATTATTTTTATCAATCTGATAATTCAATGAATCCATACTCAAAAAAATATATTAAATATATATTTCCAAAATGAAAATAGCAATAATAAAATCATATTTATAAAATTATAATCAGGAATGAAGTATGACACCCGAAGAAAGAAGAATGATTAGAAAAATTTTGCATATTGCGGAAAGCAATCCGGGCAGTTATGTAACTGATGAAAGAGTAACGTTCGAAATATGCGGTTTGGACAAGACTGTTCTTCATGCTTCCCAAATAAGAAATTTATGTTTGAAATTATTAAACAAAGATAAATCATCACAAAAAATAGGAGAAAAATCATGCCGGAAATAACAATTAAAATTAACCATACTGAAAATGTAAATATTGATGTATGGTGCTCGACATGTGGTTTCCCATTGAAGGAATACAGTACAGTCAATGGAACGACATTATCTGTGTCTGTTGATCTATGTCCCAAATGCATTAAAGAACAAGAAAAAAAAATAATTGAATTAGAAAATAAAATATTAGAGATGAATAAAAATTAACATGATTTTATATCACTGTACAACCGAAAAAAAATTACAAAAATATAAGCATACTGGTTGTATTTTGATGCCAGTACGTGGATGGGCATATTTGGAATCAGCAAAAAATTGGAATAAAAAAACCGGAAGAACAATCATTTTAAAAATAATTTGCAATCTTGCATATCCCCTGTCCGACCACAGGCCACTATATCACTCATATTGGACGCCAGAAAATATAAAAAAATGGGAGGTTATATGATTTCATATGAAAGAGCAATAGTTGACAGATTGAAAGGATCAACGCCAAAAGAAAAATATGATAATTTAATGAGGATGCAACAGTTATTACATCAACTGGCATACCCCGCAAGGGGGACAGATGATGAAACAATGACAATAATGGATTTTGCAAAAAATGCTTCTTGTCTCATAGACCAGCACGGAGAATATTAATATATGAGATATGAGGTATTTACAAACGCCCACCATGCAGGACATAATATATGGAATTAATCAATGAAAAAAGTAGGATGCGAATAATGAATGAATTAAAATCAGGCGACACAAATGAAAAAAAAATTATTAAAAAATCATTAATAGAGCGTATGAAAAATTCTGACGCGCTAGAGGTGGAAGAAATAGAATTTTTATTGAAAAGATTATGATAGGAGTATATAAAATGAAAACAACAGTTCAAATAATACGGGATTATATCAAAGAGAATGACTCAAATGGTTTGTGTAACCAAAATGGTAAATGCTGGTGTGATATAAGTTATCTTTTAGAAAATTGTTGTGATGATAATAAAAATTGTATTCCCGCAAAAAAAAGATTTTGTAAAAATTGCATGTTGAATAACGATTGCGAATGGCAGATGGAAAGTAAATGCGATTTTTGCTACTATCCGAATTAAAAAAAAATGATATAAATTATGAAACGATGGAAATTATATCGGAAAAAATGCGAGAGGACAAAAGAGGCATTATGTCGAAAAAAGAAAAATTAGAAAAAAAATGGTGGAAATCAATGTTTACAAAAAGCCGAGACAAAAAATTAACTACTGAAAAAGTTGTTAATACATTTTCAATAGCATATACCACATTAGCAGGCGACTATACGGGAGGCGTTCTCGATCATGAAAATTTTGATTCCGACGATGAAAATTTTGAGATAGCACAAAAAAAATAAAATACATCAAGGATTTAAACAATGGCACAATTGCCTAAACAAGAACAGTTTGATCGAACTCTTTTAAAAATTGATTCAGCAATTGAACAAAAGAAAGCACTTGAAAAACAAAGAAATTACTTGGGCATGTCACAAATTGGAGACGAATGCTGGCGAAAATTATTTTATTCTTTTCGTAATGCTGAAAAAAAAGAATGGACTGAAAAAGGAATAAAAGCAATTGAAGATGGTTTTTTGCAAGAAGGCGTAATGGCTTTTCGATTGCGGTTGCTCCCTTTCATTGAATTGCATACTAATATTTCGAATACCGTAAACAATGTTTTAGGTATTCGAATCATTGCACCAGGAGATGATAACGATCAAATTGGATTTAGGCTTCTGCTCGATCATTTTTCGGGACATATTGACGGCGTAATACGCGGAATTATCGAGGCTCCAGGGACATGGCACATATGGGAACATAAGAGCGTAAATGATATTAAATTTAATAAACTTCAAAAAAGTAGACAAGAGAGGGGAGAGAAACAAGCACTTTACGAATGGGATATAATCTATTATGCACAGGCACAAATATACATGCATTGCGCCGAACTCACCCGGCACTACCTTACAGTTACTACTCCTGGTGGACGTAGTTATATTTCGATACGCACGGAATATAATCGGAAATATGCCGAATCAATAATCGAAAAAGCGAAGTCTATAATTTTTGACAATTGGACAATCCCAGCGAGATTGTCCGAAAGCCGTGAATATTTTTCTTGTAAATGGTGTGAATTCCAAAAAATATGTCACGATAAGAATTTTCCGCAAGTAAACTGCCAAACATGCCGGTACAGCGACCCGGTTCAAGGTGGACAACGTAAATGTCTTTTAAAAGATAAAATCATTGATCCAACGATATTGTGTCTTGATTGTATTTCCCATATTTACAATCCTGCACTTATTCAGGCTGAACTTGTTGAACATCAAGACGATGGATGTTTATATAAGATAAGTGAAAATTTTTATTTTTCAAACACAAATCTTACTGGTATGCCTGAAATTAAAGGTCGATGTGATGCAATCTATACCAGTAAAGAGTTACGAGAAAAAATAAAATCAATCAATAATTTAACCGCCGCAACGTCAAAAATTGAAAAAAAATTTAACGGGAAAATTGTAGAATCGTCACCGATAGTTATAAAAGCATGGAACAAAGAAGGGAAAATTGATTCAAGGTTAAAAGATATATAAAAATAATATGAGATAATAGAAAAAGATAAAGAATTTCTAGAGAAATCTAAAAATAATGATCGACTATAAACATAAAAAACGAAACTGTACGTCATGCGGAAAAATAAAATCATTCAATAAATTTAGGTGGGACTATCGAAGGGATATACCTAAATCAGTCTGCATTGAATGTGTTTCTGATTATAATCGAAAAAGATATTCTCCGGCAAAAGGGCGAGAGTTATATCGAAAGAAAAAAGAAAAAAATGAAAACGAAAATTTGTTATAAATGTAAAATAACAAAAAATATCATTGATAAAACAATTTAAATAATAAATGAAATTAAGATATTTTCAAAAGGATGCGACCGACAGTTTTTTTAATTGGTCGTTAAAACATGTGGAACATGGAAACAATGGTATTTTAATCGTTATCCCAACAGGCGGCGGAAAAACAATTGTAATAGCTGAAATCATTAAAAGAATGCTTGAATATGAAAATACAAGGATATTGGTTATTTCAAGCCAAAAAGAAATATTAAAACAAAATTATATCGCAATTACAGATTATATAAATAATCAATTATTAGATATTGGAATATATTCTGCTGGATTAAATTGCAGAAATACTCGCAATAGAATATTAATAACTGGTATACAATCTGTTAGAAACAGAGCATGGGAAATTGGATTTTTTGATCTATGTATAATAGATGAAGTTCATAATGTACCGTCAGAGAATGAAGGAACCTATCGAAAATTTATAAATGATCTTTTTAAAATAAATCAAAATTTAATTTTATGTGGATTATCCGCAACAATTTGGAGAACAAAAGGAGGTCTCCTTTGTGATGAAGGTCATAAAAATAGAATTTTCCAAGATATATGCTATGAAGTGACAATAAAAGAATTAATAAATCCAGAACATTATAAAAATAAAGATAAAAAACAATATTTGTGCGATCTTATATCAAAAAACGGAATAAATAAAGTTGATCTTACCGGAGTGCATGTTCGAGGCGGGGAATACGTTCCCGGAGAAATGGAAAAGGCTTTCCAAAAAAATGATTTAGTTTGTAAAGCTGTAAATGAAATTGCCACATATACGAGGAATAGAAAAAAAATATTAGTTTTTTGTGCAGGAATTAAACATTGTGAAGAAGTTACTGAAAAATTAAATAAAATAGGACAAGAATCAAAATTTGTTCATTCGAAACAATCAAAAAATATAAATGATAAAAATTTACAAGATTTTAAAGATGGAAAATTCAAATTTCTTTGCAATGTAGGAATATTAACTACTGGATTTGATGATAAAGAAATTGATGCAATAATATTATTAAGAAGCACAATGTCGCCAGGACTTTATTATCAAATGTGTGGAAGAGGTTTGCGCCTTTCTCCCTCAAAAGAAAATTGTTTAATTTTAGATTTTGGAACGAATATAGAACGGATGGGACCCATCGATAAAATAGAAATTCGGAAAAAAAAAGACGGAACACGCGAAATTACCACTGCTCCCATGAAACCGTGTCCCAATTGTGGACAATTGTTATTTTTAGCCGCTACAGAATGCCCTACATGCGGATTTGTATTCGATACGAAAGACAAACATAAAGAACTTGCAAGTGAGGCCGATATATTATCTAAATGGGAAAAACCAAAAGAATACACGATAGATCATATTTTTTATGGCCGTCACCAGAAAGCCGGAAAGCCAGATAGTTTTAAAATAGATTATTATTATGATGATTTTAACAAGTGGAGTACTTACGTATGTATTGAACATGGCGGATTTGCTAAACAAAAGGCTATGCAATTTTTAAAAAAAATAACAGATAAAAAAATAACAACCGTTACAGATGCATTGTCAGAATGTCAAAATTTTAGAAAACCAATAAAAATAGTAGTAGACTTAAATGATAAATTTCCTAAAATAATAAAGTATCAATTTGACGATACCGTTGATATCCCTTTCCATATTTCAAGAGAAAAACAAGAGCAACAAGAAATAAATCAAAAACAAGAAAAAATTTCATCAGAAGATTTCGATGAACAATTAATGAGGCTAATGTGACACACGAATTAATAAAATTTGACAATAATTGTGCGATAGACATAAAACGTGCCGCATGGTCTTCACTTTCAGAAGAATCACGCCTTGCATATCAATCAGATTTTAATCTTTTTTTTAAATATATAAATAAAGAACAAAAAGAAGTTACCGCTAATGATATACTTTCATATATTCAATACCTCGAAAAAAAAGGAATGAAAAACAGCACCATCAATAGAAAAATTGCATCATTATCAAAAATGTTTCGCATTTTAGTAATGGCTGGAGAGATTAAATACAATCCTGTTGAAGTTCTGAAACAATTAAAAAATGTATCACGAAAAACGTCACGTGAAATAAAGGTATCACTTACTATTGAAGACATTAGAAAAGTTACAAAATTAAAATCAAATAGTTCTGAACAAGAACGAAAAATAATTTTAATTATAAGATTTTTAACAATGACTGGTCTTCGGATTAGTGAATTAACTGGAATAAAAAATAATGATATTACAGACTACGATAAGGAAAATAAAAAAGTACGAATTGTTGGCAAGGGAAAAAAGGAGAGGTTCGTATTTCTTCCTAATGAACTATTATATGAAATAAAAAAATTATATCCTAATAATTCTGAAATAGACAATCTCTTTTATTCAGGTAGATATCATAGATATTGTCGAAAAATGTTATGGCGAAAAATACATGATATTTTTAAAAAAAAGATAAATAAAAAAATGACAGTTCACGATTTAAGACATTTTTTTATTACTTATAAAATAAGCGTTGACAAAATTGACATAAAAAGTGTAAGTAAATACGTCGGCCATTCTAGCACAAGTATCACTTTGGATATGTATTGTGATACATCACTGGATATTAAAAATTCTAAAATTAAAATATGAATAAAGAAGAAAGAGCAAAATTTATACATAACAATAGAATAAAAGAATCAAAAAAAAGATGGAAAAAAGAAAAACCAAAATGTATAATTTGTAAAAATTTAATACCATTTGAAAGATTTTTTTACGGAAGACACTCCCATAAATATTGTTCTAAAAAATGTGGGATACATAGACATAAAGAATATTTTAAAAATATTACCCCAGAAAAAAAAGAAAAAATTAGAATAAAAAATTTAAAAAGAATACGAATAAATTATTACAAAAATAGAGAAAAAATATTACAATATCAAAATAAATACAATTATAAACATAAAAAAGAAAAAGCAGAATATGACAAAATTTATAGATTTAAAAATTTAGACAAAAAAATAAAATATGATAAAAAATATTATAGAACACATAAAAAAGAAATAAAAGAATGGAGCAAGAAATATAACGAAAAAAATAAAAAGAAAATTTCGAAAAGAAACAAGCTATATACAAATAAAAATAAAGAAAAAATAAATAAACGTCGTAATAAATGGGAAAAAGAAAAACGAAAAAAAGATATTTCATTTAAAATGAAATTATTATTAAAAAATAGAATTAGATATGCTTTGAAAAATAATAAAAAAAGCAATTCTACAATGAATTTAGTGGGCTGCTCATTGCAAGAACTAAAAAAACACCTTGAAAAACAATTTAAACAAGGGATGACATGGAAGAATCACTCTCTTTATGGTTGGCACATTGATCATATAAAACCATGTGCATCATTTGACTTAAGTAATCCAGAAGAACAAAAAAAATGTTTCCATTATACAAATTTACAACCTTTATGGGCGATAGATAATATTAAAAAAAGCAATAAAATCTAATGTTTTGCACAAAATTAAATAAAGAAATAACTTTCGAAGAATGTTATTCTTGTTTTTTAAAAACAGGCGTTTATCTTGGTGTAAAAATATGTAAAGAAAAAAACATTAAGATTACTCTGGAAAACGAAACCAATTTTAATATGGTATAATATCATGATTTGTTCAACGTGTTTTCGATCAATTGATTCTCTGTCTAATTATTATAGCAGTACGGAATGTCGTGAATGTTACAATCAAAGAATGCGAAATTGGCAATACAATAATTATCATAAAACAAAATCAGCATTTTCAAATAGAATTGGAAATTTATATAAAGAAATTATTTGTGAGAAAATAAAAAATAAATAAAGACAATATAGAGGATAAATGCATTGTTAAAGGAGAATAATTTTAAATTGTTTTGTGGCGATTGTCTTGAAATAATGAAAGATATAAAAGATAAATCTATTGATTTAATTTTATGTGATCCTCCCTATGGGACAACATCCCTCCAGTGGGATAAGATAATTAATTTTGAATTACTTTGGAATCAATATAATAGAATAATAAAAAATAATGGTGCAATACTTATTTTTGGGCAATAACCATTTTCATCGCATGTACGATTATCAAATATTAAAAATTATAAATATGATTGGTATTGGGAAAAAGAAAGAATTACAAATATTTTTCAAGTAAAAAGAAGACCGGGAAAAGTTATAGAAAATATTTCAGTATTTTATAAAAAACAATGTAGTTTTTTTCCAGAAAAAACAAAACATATTGGAAAAATAGTTAATAATAAAAACAGAGATGGAGGATTTTCAAAAACTATCGCAAGAAATAATGAATCAATAAAACCAATTAAATATAGAGATAATTCTACAAGATATCCAATACAACTAATAAAAATAAATAGAGATTTAAAAAATATAATACACCCTACACAAAAACCTGTTGATTTATTAGAATATTTAATAAAAACCTATACCCTGGAAGGTGAAACGGTTCTTGATAATTGTATGGGTTCGGGGTCTACGGGCGTGGCGTGTATAAATACAAATAGAAATTTTATTGGAATTGAATTAGATGCCGAATATTTTAAAATTGCGGAAACTCGAAATAAAAAATTAAGAGAGCAGGGAAAATTATTTTAAAGTTTTTCTTTTATAATCCGACATAATAAGTACAGGGACGTTAAAAACTAGCGAGGGACCGCATTCGGAGTATTTAAATGAATTGCAAAATTTGTAAATCAAGAATTACCCAACAAAACAATGGATTTTCAGATTTGTTGGACAACGAAGAAAAAAAACGTTTTTTAAATCTTAAAAAGAATCAAACTATTTGTACAGATTGCAAATTTATTGTCATGTCGCTCGACATAATTTCTCCATTTTTTTTTAAATTACTTGACGGTTGACAAGATAAATTGTATATTGATCTTGTCAACAATAAATAATAAAAAGAGAGGGGTCATTATGAAAAAATTTAAAATAATTTGCAATTCCGGTTCTCTTTCCGCCAGTGGGGGACGCGGTTCAAACATAGAAATTGAAATTGAAGCTGAAAATAAAATTCAAGCTGAAGAAAAATTTAATGATGACATGGAAAATAAAATATATGGCCGCAAAATATTTTTAATCGAGGAAAAAATATGAAATATTTTAAAATATTAGCAAAACAGTGCGATCGCTCTACTTTATTTTTTTCACGACATACGATTGCCCAAACAGTGCGCGCACAGGATGAAGACCACGCATGGGCTCTATTTCAAATAGAAAACCCCGGATACTATAAAATATTTTGCAATTCATGGCCGACTGATTTTATTTGGTAAAAATTTAGCTATCAGATGTAATTTATTTGACAAGATAATATTAAACTGCTATTTTTGACAAAAATTTTCAAATGAATAATTCATGCAAAAGAAGATACTTTTTATTTATACAAATAAAGTAGGTAAAAATGGAAGAAAAGAAAAAATATCGTGATAGTAATACTCAAATCAAATATACTACTATATCGCTGACGCTCGATCAGCGATTGATTTCAGAAATTGCAATACGTGTTCAATCAATTCCTGGACATAACACGTCTGCGTTTATCGAAAACCGCGTTACGGCAATTTTAAAAAATTCAAAAAATAAAATTAAAAAAAAACGGACCTATAAATCATATCCAATTAAAAAAACTTTTACTTTTACGCAAAGCTTTGTTGAAAGAATCAAATTGTCCGGTAACATGAGCCAACTGGTCGAATCGATTTTGGCAAAAGATTTTAATCTTAATTTATCTTAATTTATCTTAATTTATTGTAATATTCATATCCTCTTATCAAAAACAGGAAATCAATATGCCGTGCAGATTGATTGTTGTTGAATTTTTACTCAAAATAAAGAAATTTCATGAATGAATATATAAAAAAGTACGCCAATCAGGGTATTAAAATTTTTGCGTGTCTCCCGAATAAATCTCCAGCGGTGCATCTAGGTTTTTATGCGGCTACGTCCAATGTTTCTGAATTAAATCTTCAATTCAAAAATCACGATGATTTTCTAATCGGAATTCCAACCGGAAACGTTAATAAAATTATAGTTATTGATATTGATGTCGGTAAAATTATTCCCGGAAGTAAAACAGAAAAGAACCCCGAAGGGATTATTGATCCACGCACACGCGAAGAAACAATGGCAGATATCGAAGAAAATTATGGCCCGTTGCCGGATACATTCAAGGTTGAAACAATGAACGGAGGATTGCATCTATACTATAAAATTGAATACACTGGTTTAAACTCAAGAACTCGATTTATTGACAATTCAATTTCTTGTGACCTTCGAGCAAATGGTGGGTACGTTATTGCACCAGACGGTATTAAATATTTAGTTTATGATGATATTGAAGAAAAGGACGTTGATAATTTACTTTCCCGCATTAGCCCTTTGCCGGATTGGATAAATCATATCGAAAAAAATAGAAAAATATTCGAATACAATTCTTTTGATGAAGAGACTTTGCCGCCTGAAGAAATTCGGGAAATTAGATCAGCACTTGCTTTTTTAAATTCTGATGACCGCGATACATGGATCAAAATTGGAATGGCCTTGAAATCTACAGGAAGCAAATCATCTTACGGATTATGGTCAGAATGGTCACAAAAAAGTGAAAAATATAATCCACAAGATGACGCTAAACGATGGAAGGGATTAAAACCAACTGACATTACCATAGCAACATTATTTCATGAAGCACAAAAATCAGGATGGGTAACAACCTATGAAACAAAAAAAGAAAAAAACACTGAAATTCCAAAATTAATAACACCGCAAAAGAGAATGGAAAAAAAACCATTTCCAGAAGAATTATTGCATCCACCTGGACTCGTCGGAGAATTCATAGATTTCATAAATTATAAATCAATAAAATATCAACCAATATTGGCCGTGGGAGCCGCATTATCTGCCGTTGGAGCATTGGAGGGAAGGAAAATTCAAACCTCCTCGGAGTTGCGAACAAATATTTATTGTCTTGGCGTCGGGTCATCTGGATGTGGAAAAGAAGCAGCTCGAAAAGCAATAAAAGATATCTTTCATTACGCCGGATGCGGGCACATGGCGAGCGGGGAGGATATCGCCAGTGACACTGCAATAGTAAATAACCTTTCGGTTCCAGGATTTGAATCACAAATATATTTATTGGATGAAATAGGTTTATTCCTTAAAACAACTAGTTCGACTTTGGCCCCTGCGCATCTTTCAAATATCGTAACTGTTTTGAATCGTTTATATAACACAGCCAATCAAATGTTTTACGGAAAATTATATGCAGACACAAAAAAACAAGTTCAAATCGATAATCCAAATTTATGTATATATGGAACAACTGTACCGGAGGCTCTTTATCAATCTCTTCATCTTAATGTTATAACAAATGGATTTCTTTCAAGAATGTTTATTTTTGAATCAGAAGAAACAAATCCTAAAAGAAATAGAAAAAAAAATATTGAAAAAAAACCACCTATTGAATTAATAGAAAAAATAAAAAAAATTAAAGATAAAAAAATAAATCATACCCAATTAGGAGATTTATCTCATTTCAATGTATATCCTCAAATTGTTCCATTAAATGAAAACGCACAAGATTTGATTGATGACTTTGAAACTTACATAGACAATTATCGTGCCGAATTAGAAAAAGAAAAAAGATTCGAATCTATTTATAATCGCACAGTTCAAATGGCAATGCAAATTGCATTGGTTATTGCCGGAGGCGTGAATATTGATTTTCCTGTTATAACGGAACAGGAAATGTCATACGGAATCAGTCTAGCAAAGCACCTATCCGATCATATGCTCTATATTTCTGAAAATTTTATCGCAGATAATGATTATCATCATTGTGTAAAACAGATATTACAGGTTATTCGAGATCATGGTAGAATTTCGTTGTCGAAACTAACGAATAAAACGCAACATATTCAACCTCGAACAAGACGCGACATTCTTTCTTCTCTCAAAGATGGGGAACAAATAATTGAAAAAATAGAGGGCGAGGGGAAAAAGAAAAGAACAATATTTGAGGCACTATGAAAACATTTATTATATGTTCTTCAATAAAATCAACAAAAAACATAAAATAGGACATAACACGCCTTTTGTCGTGTCATATAATCAACGGAGAGGCGTTATTTTAATAAAATAACCATTTTTGAGTAAAATATAAGAATAGTTCCATAGAATTAAAAATAAAGCGTATAATAAGCCAATAAGAGATCAAAATAATGAAAGAAAAAAAACATCGTGGCCGACCCAAAGGATCAAAAGGAAAACAAAAAGCACATCAGACCCTTAACAATATGCAGGCGGTAATCCGTTCTATTGAATCCGAATATGAAAAAATAACACATATTGGTCAAAAAACTATTTGCAAAAAATGCGGCATAGAGATGACGTTCTTCATGCAACCAAAAGTAAAAGAAGATAAATTAAAAGATGCCAGGTGTTCAGTATGCCAAAATTAATATTTTTTATATTTAAAAAAATTATTGACAAAAAAATTATATTATTTATATTAAATAATAATTTTGCATACCTCCTGTTTTATTTGTCCCGCCCTACCCCTGGCGGGATTTTTTTTCATAAAAAAAGCCTCCCGGAGGAGGCGAATATTATTTTTTCTTTTCTCTTTTTTTGGCTTCTCGTTTATACGCTGCCTGCCGTTTAGCCTCCGATTTAGACGACCCTCCTTTTTTCCCAATTTTTGACAGGTAATTCGACAAAATTTCTTTTTCTTTTTTATTCATTTTAGTCCTCACAAAAATATTTTTTGAATAATTTGATTTGGTAATCAATTTCTTCTTGTTCCCCTTTGCGTGATATGCCATACGCGCACCATTGCGCTCTAATGGCTGATGTCGCCGTTGATAGTGCGCTTGTCCATACAGGGAGCGCCGACAATCCAGCGCTATGGGCGGCGGCGCTTGCGGCACCCTGTCGCTCATGCTCATGGCATACGGATCGCATTTCGTTGACCGCTGCCCGGACCTCGGCGGCGATTATATTAGGGCCGGTTGTTGCCGGAACCTCGATATCCTCAAAGATATCCAATGCCTGCCGTGATAATTCTTCCGGGGTCCACGACGATTCTGCCGTTTTCCATGCAATTTCGGTAGCCTCTTTTTTAGTTATTAAATTTTTTGCAATTTTTCTGGCCGCCGCAATCGCCGTTCTGGGGCGTTGGTCATTCGGGTAAATTTTTTCGAACAATGGTAAAACATGCTCGGCGACATCCGCCTTGAAATTGTACCAATCGCACAAAAAATCTTCCGTGCGCGTAACCGTGTATAACGATTCTAACGCGGATATCGGTCCCAGGTGTTCCAATATTTCGTCAAGGCCGATTTTTCTCCAGGTATTACCGATGGCGGAAACGAGTTTAATGTATTTGTTTGAACTTAAATTGTATTTACGCAATCTGTGTAATGTGGTATAGTATCTCATTTTACTGCCTCCTGTTTAATTTTTTATTTTTTTTCCAATCAACCGTAAATATATAGACATATATACAGTCCATAATAACGGCGACTATGACCATGATAGTCAACGCGGTTTCCTGTCTCATTGTAGGTCCCCCTGTTTTTTGGCATAAAGTTTTTCGTATTCATTTTTAATCATTTCTTGTATGCTTTTATTTTCGCGCGAACAAATAGCCCGAAATGCCAGCGTGCTGGCATTTCGGGCATCGAGCCCCTGGTCCATCAAGTCTACCGTTAAAATCTTGTGAACCTTCAGCCGCGCCCGTATCATCATTTCCGAGTTACTCATTTTTTTCCTCCTATTTTTATAAATATTTTTCACACATTTTAATGTATCCGAAATACTCGTCGATTTGTTCATGCGAATAACCATTTATTTTCCCTATTTTTTTATATCTTTTAATCCAATAATCAACGGAATGGCACTCGCATCCTATTGTGATTTTGCCATTATAATAACAAAAATTATGGATTGACCCAGATATTGATATTATTGGAGTTTTAAGCCCAATAGTTTTGCACAAATTTACTCCAAATAAATTTGCCCCGGTCAGGTCGGCGTCGGTCAGGTCGGCGTCGGTCAGGTCAGCCCCGGTCAGATTGGCGTCGGTCAAATTTGCCCAGGTTAAATTAGCTCTGGTCAGATTGGTTCTGAATAGGTGAGCCATAGTCAGATTTATTCTGGTTAAATTTGCCCAGATCAGATCGGTTCCGGGCATGTCGGCCCTGGTCAGATTTATTCCGGCTAGATCGGCTGCGATTAGATCAATCCCTGATAGTCTGGCCCCGGTGAAATCAACAGCACTATTTTTTTCGAGTGCTTCCTTTATTGAAGAGTATTCTCCAGTAATAATAGTATTACCGTTAAATCTATTTTTTATTTCAACATTCATTTTTTTCCTCCTGTGTCCATAAATATTTTTCGCACATTTTAATGTATCCGAAATACTCGTCGATTTGTTCAGGAGAATAATTATGTCGCGCGCCCATTGTTTTATAGTTTTCAATCCAATATTGGACGGTATGGCATTCACATCCTATTGTTATTTCGCCATTATAATAACAAAAATTATGGATTGACCCAAATATTGATATTATTGGGAGTTTTACTCCAATAGTTTTGCAAAAATTTACTCCAAACAAATTTGTCCCGATTAGATTGGTTCCAGTCAGGTCAGCCCCGGTCAGGTCAGCCCAAGTTAGATCGGCGTCGAATAGGTTGGACTTGAATAGGTTGGCTCCGGCTAGATCGGCCCTGGTCAGATTGATTTCGGTCAGATTTGTCCCGGCTAGATCAATCCCGGATAGTCTGGCCCCGGTGAAATCAACAGTACTATTTTCTTCAAGTGCTTCTTTTATTGAAGAGTATTCTCCGGCAATAATAGTATTACCGGTAAATCTATTTTTTATTTCAATATTCATTTTTTTCCTCCTATTTTCATAAATATTTTTCGCACATTTTAATGTATCCGAAATACTCGTCGATTTGTTCGTGAGAATAATTATGTCGCGCGCCTATTGTTTTATAGTTTTCAATCCAATATTGGACGGTATGGCACTCGCATCCTATTGCGATTTCTCCGTTATAATAACAAAAATTATGCATGGAACCAGATATGGATATTATTGGAGTTTGTATCCCAATTGCTCCGAAAAAATTTATTCCGAAAAAATTTATTCCGAATAAATTAGCCCCGGTAAGATCGGCTCCGGTTAGGTTGGCCCTGAATCGGTTGGCTCCGGTCAGATTTGCCCCGGTCAAATTTGCCCCGGTCAAATTTGCCCCAGTGAAATCAACATTCATTTTCTTTGTCCTATTTTAAATGTGTTAAAAACTATGCGTTGATTTTCGACGAGGATTTTAATCGCAGCGCTGAAGACTTTAATTGACAATTCTATCTCCGCGCGTTTTTCATTTTTTCCCGTCGTCGGCATGTTGTTGAGTTCCATTACTGCCGTTTCATACGCGTCGAAAATGTGGTCTATGTGGTTTATCATTTTGCTCCTCCTGTTTTATTTGTGTTTTGCCCTCTCCGCTCCAATGATGCGGGTGAGGGCTTGAGAGCGTACTAAAAATCGCAATGTAATTTATTTTCGATTACATAGTCTGCATAATCTCGCAGTACATCAGCCGTTATATCCTCGTTCTTATCGCGGCCGTAATACCGTGGGTAGTCGCTCCCGAACATTTCAAGCATATTGTCTACGGTAAAATATTCACGGACATCACAAGCGGATAAAAACTTTTCGCCGTTAGCGAACCCGGTTTCGTCGTTCATCATGCGCGCGCACCGTTGTACATAGCTCATATTTTTTCTCCTTGCCGTTGTAGGGTCGGCGGCCCCAGTTAATCTCTATGTATGTAATATACATAACCGGCTTATGGTTGTCAATAGTATCATTAATTTTTTTAAAAAAAAATTAATGATGTTAGTATAGACTAATATAGTCTTAATTTGCCTGTCGGAGAATATTGCGTACCATATTGATTATCTATTGCCGTCAGATACGTTTCAATATTTTTATTTATTTTTTGTAAAATAGAATGAAATTCTTTGAAATTTTCCTCCTCAGCTTCATCTGTGTCGTCAATACAACCATCATAACGATCATCTGAACAGGGTATAACGTCTAGGTCAACAGTCCATTTAATTTGTGGTAATTTACTTATTGACAAACGATTATCGGAATTATGCAGTTGGCAAACCAAACGCTATAATTCACGATTTTTTCTTTATTTTCCGATATTGTTAATATGAACGAATTAACAATTGAAACTACTGATCCTACGTTTTTAAATGATATAAGAACGCTTAACAAACTTGGATTCATTGAAATCTATGAACCCATGTCAATGGCTAAACCATTAAATAAATCTATTTCAACTATTGTTATTACAGTTAATATTTTTACCTCTGCGGCGGGTGGCTTTTTCGCAAAATGGCTCTATGACCGCTATAAAAAACCAAGTAGCGGTACTACCACTATAAACGAAATACATATCACGAATAATATCACTGTCAAAGAATTGAATATTATTATTGAAAACAAAAATAATACTAAACAAAATGTAAAAACAAAAAAAAGATAAAAATAAAATCATATTTTTTTTCATTTTCATAATTCTTTTTCCTTAAAATACTCAATTACATTAGGATAAAGTTCCAATATTTGAGTCAATCTTTTTTCTTGATCTTCTAAAAACCAAAAAGCCCTCGGCGCATTATGCTTATTTTTTACTATCTCTTTTTTAAAAGCGATATTGACTTCTTTTTTAATATGCATAAAAGCAATTTCTATTTTATTATCAATGGTATCATCGTATGTCCATAGTATGTCGTAATACTTCATTTTTGTTTCTTTAACCATTCCTTATACTCTTTAGGATCGGCCTGCATAAATATTGATAGAGCCTCTTCCGGCTTTAGTGGATAAAGTGAAATAGGCTTGTCGCGTTTTTCTTTTGGCTTTTTGGGAGATTGTTTTTTAGGCATTATAGTTTCCTTTTATTTATTTCCTTTTCGTCTATTACACTCTTTACACAACATTTGTAAATTTTCGGGAGAAGTTTTTCCGCCTTCAGACCAAGGAATTATATGATCTCCTTCCATTTCTTCAAATTCCCATTTCTTTTTCTTGTTTTCACCTTTACAAAGAGGACATATTCCTTTTTGCTTTTCATATGCAGCTCTTTTTTGAGTGTCAGTAAATACTCTTATATTTAAATATTTTTCATCACTCGTGAGTATATATGAATAAATTCCTTTTTTATTTATTACATCATCATCCATCATAAATTGTTCAATTCGTTTTTCTAATTTTGATGAATCGTGTTTTTTCTTTCCATATTTGTTATAAAATTCACCCCAGGGAACACCTTTCATTTCTTTTCTATATTTCGGAAAAACAACCCTTACCCAATTTATTACACTCTGAAAATAAAGCCATAAATCATTTGCATTTGGTTCATGTTGATTTTTAGACATATAATCTTCAATTTTACTTTCACTAATCCAACTAATAGCTGTTTCTAAATATTCTTGACGATTTGCCGAACCGTTCAAATAATCATCTCCAATTTTAGGGCGATTATTTTTAGAAAAATATCGTTTAGCATCAGAAACCCACGAACCTTCATATACGGCATTACGCAATTCCTGTTCAGTAAGTTTTTCACCCGCTATATTTATTGTCTTATACCAATCCAATTTTTCACTATCTGTACCCGAACAAAAATAAACCATTAGGTTATAATCTAAAATTTGTTTTTGTTTGTCATTTGTTAAGTTATGAAAAGCTAAACCATTTATCGAATAATCACCATTTACATATTGGCAAATTGAAATTGTTCTTTGTTGTCCGTCAATTATTTCAAAATTTCCGTCTTCACGAACTGACCAATACATCATATTAAGAGGAAAATTTTTTGTAATGGTATTAATTACGGCGTCTCTCTGTTTATCCTTGTAAATAAATTCTCGTTGATAAGGAGGGCGAATGTCTAATTTACCACCATAACCTACTACACCTTCTTCATCATTGTCTTTGAAACCATCCGCCAACTCACGGACTTTAATTTCTTTAAGTTCAATTTTCATATTCTCCTCTTAATAAAGATACGACTATACATTCTTTTTCCATTAATATACCCACGACCTTTTTCAATATTAAGATCATATTCATTTCCGATAATTTCAAATTGATCAGGATTGTATTTGTCTATAAATGTAATTGGTACACCCATTATACCATTAAAATCTATTGGAATATCTTTGGTATTATTAACATTAATGGCATCATAATTATCATAAGTAGGATATTCATCATAATTGTATAATTTGTACAAAATTAAATTTTCATGACGCTTTTGAACATCAAGATTTGTAAACCAACAAGTATTATTAGTAGAAACAATTCTGTTTCCATTTTCATCAATACGGGCTTCCGTTCCATGCAAAGAATAATGTTTCGGCACAATAAAACCTGAAAAATTACGATTACTATTTATGCCAAGCCATAATTTATTTTCCTTTATCAATTTGAAAATTTCTTTGTATGTAATTGCATTCCAATTTCCTATAATTAAAAATTTCTTTTTGAACTCTGTAAGTTGTACAATATATTCTCTGAACAATGAAAAAGGTGGGTTGGTCACAATAATATCAGATTGCTTTAAAAGTTCAATACATTCATTAGATCGAAAATCCCCATCTCCCCCTAGTTGCTTTATTCCTATTTCTTCAATATCGGGAAATCTATTTCCATTTTTATCACCAGTATATTCTAAATATATCGCTTTTTCTGATTTATGTTCACTGAATAAATCGATGTTTTGATTTTTATAACATGTAGTAATTAGTTTTTTCAAACCCAATTGTTCAAAATTATATGAGAAATAATGGAAAAAATTACTTACTCTTGGATCATCGCAATTACAAAAAACAACTTTATCTTTAAAGTGTCCTTTGTAATGACGAACTTCTTTTTCAATGTCAGAAAGTATTGTATAGAACTCATCGTTTTTTTCATTCTTTGCTTTTGTTAAATTTTTATTTGTTGCATTTCTTGCCATTTTTTCTTCTCATATATTTTTATAAACTAATCTTTTACCTACAAAACCTTTAATCGCGTTTTGCGTTCTAATGCCGTCAGTTACTTTACGATTGTTCCAACGAAATGAAAACTCGTCACAGTAACGAAGTAAATGCTGTTTTGATACATGATGAAAGGTTCCAATAACACCGCGCTTTAATAAAGCAAAATATGATTCAGCGGTATTTGTATTGGCATTTCCTCTGACATATTCGCCTTTACCATGATTAACTACTTCATGACCGCCCTTAAAATCTTTACCAATTCCGCGATAGCTTTTCCATTCATCTGTCATTATTGTAGAATTAAAGTCAACAACTTCACGGATTGCAAATTTTAAAGTTTTTCCGCTTACATCGCCCACCGGCTTTGATATAACATTTCCATTTCTTTCTATTAGTGCAAGTACCGGAGTCTTTTTAGTTCCGCGACCTTTTTTGTTCTTTATGCCGGTTCCTTTTCTCGGCTTGCCACCAACATACGTTTCATCAACTTCGACTATGCCTTGCAATAGTTCAGGATTTACGTCTTGCATTGCAAACCGTATTCTATGGTTTAAGTGCCATGCGGATTTATAAGAACCAAGTCCTAAATTTCTTTTTATTTGTAAAGCGGACACGCCCTTTTTTGACGCGCACATTGCATGGAAGGCTTGAACCCATTGACGTAATGTTATATGTGAACCATGCATTATAGTTCCAGTCGTTACCGTGAATTGTTTTCTGTCATCTTTACACCTTAATAATCCGTCCCG